GTCTTAAACAAAGTTGCCGATGCAAAAGAAAACGCACCGACACCAAGGGACATGGTTTCGCAGATCAGCAAGATTTTGGATGATGAGCAAGGCGTAGGTGATTTGTTCAGGCGGCGCTACAATCTGGATAACGACACGACTGCTATGGACCTCGCAGCAAACCCTCAAATGCTTGCAGAAAACATGCTTGAGGCAGAAGATTACATAAGCCGTCCGCCTTTTGAAACACAGAATGACTTTAACCAGTTTGCTATGAGAGCTATTGCTAGTGAGGCGAAAAAACTTGAGGTTGATGCAGTAATTGTGCCTTCAGTGGAAGAGATGGTAATGGCTCGTGCACAACACGGCACTGTGGCAAGTGGAAGAGATGGTGTTAAGCAGATTGAGGACTTTAAAAAAGGTCTGGCACAAGAAAAACAAGTTAAGGCAGCCATACAAAAATTAAGAAGCATGGACAAGGATAAGGTTTTAACTACAGAGGATGTAGAAGCTTTAGGGATTTCTGACATGAGTGACCTTAACCTAATGCGTTATGGTATACCGGAAAAGCCAGAAGAGTTTATAGCCGCTCTTGAAAACTCTTATATAAACATGGGTGGTGGGCGAGTAGACCATTTAAGGGGTCACTTCCAGAATTACGGCGAGTCATTAAACGCTGCGCTAAGTAATTTAAGAAGAGAAGGCTTTGACGTAACTGAGTTAGAGGCTTTAAATGCCCGAAAACCTTTTGTAGCCGGATATACTCCTTTGGGAGAGTATGCGAAGCAGGGTGCGCCGGAGCTAGCTAAATATCGCATGATCGATCTTCGAGAAGGAAAAAAGGGCGCGGATGTTGCTAAAAAGGTGCCGAGCCTTTACAATAAGGGCGGTCACGTTGATATTCGTGGTGGTATTGGCGCTATGGCAAGGAGCGTGATGTAATGTCTGACAAAGACAAAGTCCGTATCGACGGACGCACAATGAAAGAAATAAGGCAAATCGCACAAGAAGATGTAACCAAGCTTACAGACAAGCAGTGGGAAGCATGGAGTGAGTCTTCTAACAAAAGAGCACGAGGCGGCATGATCAAGGGCTTCAGTCCTATTGCCCGTCCACAGAGATTCAAAGGAGTATTCTAATGGCACCTCGTTCACCACTACAAAAGAAAAAGAAAAAAGAAGGTTCTGATAACTACAGCAAGAAACCAACGCCGCCACCTAAGATTGGTTCAGCAGTTGGCAGAAAACTCACAGATGGTAAAAACACTCTTACACAACAGCCGGACCACACAGAGATACAGCGAACGCACAGAAGTAAGCGTGGGCAGGATAAAGACACTGAGCGAGCGAGTTCTGGCAAATATTATATGAGTAAAAAATGCGGCGGCGCAGTCCATAAAGCTCGTGGCGGAACATTCAAAGGAATATTTTAATGGCACTACCCCCACAAATGGTTGACATGGCAATGGGTGCCGGTGGCCCCGGCATGTCTATGGAAGAACAGTTGACCGATGTCCAAATACCTTTGCCTGAGATGGATGAGCTTCCGCCCGGTATCGAGATGATGGGCGACGAACAGATGCTTGAGGTTGAGACTGAAGAGTATAACCACAACGCAAACTTGGCTGAAGTTCTTGATGACTCTGTTCTTGGATCTTTGTCCTCGGACCTTGGGCACAGCATTGATGAAGACAAATCATCTCGCGAGGATTGGGAAGAGTCTATTTCGAAAGGCTTGGTATTGCTCGGTATTAATTATCAGGAGCGCAACGAGCCGTTTATGGGTGCTTCTGGGGTAACTCACCCGCTCTTGTCAGAAGCTGTAACGCAGTTTCAGGCACAGGCTTATAAAGAGATGTTGCCGCCGGGTGGTCCTGTTAAGACGCAGATCTTGGGTCAGCAAAGCCGTGAGATTGAGGATCAGGCCCAGCGTGTTAAAGACTTTATGAATTACCAGATCACTGAGGTAATGGAAGAGTTTGATCAGGACACTGATCAAATGCTGTTCTATTTACCTATTACTGGTTCTACTTTTAAGAAAGTTTATTTTGATCCGACACGGCAGAGGGCTGTGTCGAAGTTTGTTCCTGCTGAAGATTTGATTGTGCCGTATGCTGCATCGGATCTGCGTACAGCGGAGCGTTACACACATGTCGTTCGCATGAGCGAGAATGAAATCCGCAAGTTACAGGTAGGAGGTGTATATCGTGATGTTGACTTATCTCCATCAGAAGATGACGAATCTGACACAACAATTAAAAGCAAGACTGATGAAATTCAGGGATTGCGCCCGGGATACAGTGACGAGCTTTATACTATATACGAAGTCCACGTTGATCTTGACCTTGAGGGATTTGAGGATCTGGATGAGATGGGTGAGCCTACAGGTATCCGAATGCCGTATATCGTCACTATGGACGCTGATTCGGGACAGATTCTCTCGTTAGTACGGAACTACAGAGAGCAGGATCCGCTTCGTCGCAAGCGTGATTTCTTTGTACATTATAAGTTCTTGCCGGGCTTCGGGTTCTATGGCTTCGGTTTGTTGCATATGATCGGAGGTTTGAGCCGTGCTGCGACATCAATTCTTCGCCAGCTTATCGATGCTGGCACACTCTCGAATCTACCGGGTGGTTTCAAAGCCCGTGGTGTTCGTATCAGAAACGATGATGAGCCTGTTAACCCGGGCGAGTTCCGCGATCTTGATGTTCCCGGCGGTGATATTCGCAATGCTCTTATGCCGCTTCCGTACAAGGAGCCTTCTAGCACGTTGGCTCAACTACTCGGGGTGGTCGTTGATTCGGGTAGAAGATTTGCACAGGTTGCAGACACAAAGGTCGCAGATGTCAACTCACAAGCTCCCGTGGGAACTACAGTGGCACTTATCGAGCAGGGATCCAAAGTAATCTCCAGCATTCATAAGCGCCTACACTATGCACAAAAAGCAGAGTTCCGTATGTTGGCGGAGATCTTTGCTAATAACCCAATGCCGTATCCATACCAGATTGGGCCGAACATTAACCCACAGATTATGGCACAAGATTTTGACGGGCGCGTAGATATTCTCCCTGTCTCCGACCCGTCAATCTTCTCTATGGCGCAGCGTCTGTCACTAGCACAGACACAGTTGCAGCTTGCACAGGCCGCGCCGCAGATGCATAACCTCTACGAAGCCTACCGCCGGATGTATGATGCGCTGGATGTGAAGAACATCGATGCAATTCTGCCGGCACCGCAGCCGCCACAGGCTATGGATCCAGCAAAAGAAAACGCGGCAGCACTAAAAGGTGCTCCTTCGCAGCCTTTCCCGGAGCAGGATCACAGAGCGCATATTAGAGTGCATGCAACACTGCTTCGGTCCCCGGCCTTGCAGGCAAATCCGCAGGCGTTTCTTTTATTGCAGTCGCATATCCAAGATCATGTATCTATGTTTGCACGAGATGTAGTTGAGGATGTGTTTAAGAGAGGTATAGAACAAGCCACAATGATGGGTGAGCCAGTTCCACAGGTTGACCCGAACGTCATTGAGGCTATGGTTGCACAGCAAACGGCGGAGACATTGGAGCAGTTGGCTCCACTTCTGGTTCCATCGCAGCAGCCTGATCCTCTGGTTGAAATCCGCCAGAAGGAGTTAGAGAATGACTCCATAGAAATTCAGCGTAAAATGCAGAACGATGCACTGGACTTTGAAATTGATCAGGCCAAGCTACGTCAGCAAGCGGATCTTGCTATGCAGAGAATAAACACACAGAAAGACATCGCAGAAGATAGAAACGATGTAAATCTCTACAGGATCAACACACAAGCCGCGCTGGCAAAAAACAGGAACTAGGGCATGATGATGTGGGACATGCACAACCGCACTACTAAGAAGCAGGCGAAAGAGAACAGGAAAAACAATGGATAACTTACGCTTACCCGTTGCACTTGTTGTGGCTATGGTTCTTCAGGTATCTGGTGGCGTTTGGTGGGTTAGCCAACAAGCACAGACTATTTCTCAGCTTGAGGAGACAGTCAAGCAGATGTCTAGCCGTATGGCTATCGAAGAAAACGTAAACATGAAGCGTGATATTATGCGTAACACTGAGGCTGTTGAAGGCTTGTTTGAGGCGGCAAATAGCAACAGCATGCATATGGATAAGATTGTAGACTTGTTGCGGCGTGTTTCCGTTCTGGAGACAGAGATGAAATATTTGACAGGTGGTAAGTAGATGTTACAGGCATTGATTGGTCCGGCGACCGAGTTGATTGGTAAGTTTGTTGAAGACAAAGACCAGAAGAACAAGTTAGCGCATGAGATTGCCACTATGGCGGAGCGTCATGCACAGGAGCTTGCCAAGGGTCAGTTGGCTATCAATGCTGAAGAAGCCAAGTCACGGAATATGTTTGTGGCGGGTTGGCGCCCGAGTGTGGGCTGGTGCTGTAGTTTGGCTTTGTTCGCTCACTTTTTAGTGTTCCCGACTATGGATGTAGTAACTGCCTATATGGGTGTTGAGCCGGTAGCCTACCCTCAGTTTGATATGGACAGCTTGATGACTGTCTTGTTGGGTATGCTTGGGCTGGGTGGAATGCGTAGCTTCGAGAAGGCCAAGGGCTTAACGAAGTGAGCGTAGAGACTTTTCTCAAGTGGAAGATCTTACCTCGTTTTATGATGCTGATGAGTACCTTAATGTCGTGGCGCTGCGCTGAATGGTTTATGGCTTTGCCGGAACCTAGTTCACAGCAGTCAGCTTTTGTGAGTGTAGTTATGGGCGTCATGACTGGCGTCTTTGGAATTTGGATGGGTCATGAGCACAAAAAAGACTAGCCCTTGTGTAGGTGTTTGTGTCCTAGATGAAGAACGTGTAAGATGTATTGGCTGTGGTAGAACCATAGACGAAATCATAAACTGGGGGAAAAAATGGCAAAACCAAGAATGAGTCAGTTTGCGGGGGATCTTGGCATCACTCGTTCATCCGCGCAAAAACTTATGAAAAAAGCTCGTGGGCGTAAAGATGGCGGCTCAGAAGTTTTAAAAAAATATTCCCCTGAGATGCAAAAGCGCTTAAAGCGTTTTGAAGACGCAGAACGTCTCTTCAAAGACGACACAAAGATTGGAACCACGATGTCAGATTCTAAAAAGAAGAAGAAAATGCCTTTGCCAAAACGGCACCCCCGTTATCGGAGTATGGGTCAAGACACGACCAAGGACTTTGAAAGAGAGACCGTAGAAGCCAAGGACGGCAAGTACATGTCTTGTGGTGGAATGCGTAAAGC